TGGTAACTTGCCTGCCTCATAAGCAGGAGATTACAGGTTCGACTCCTGTCTCTGCTATTACGAACAAGGTCAGCACCACTCTTTTTTGCAAAGGTTGTTGTGCTGGCCTTTGTTTTTTTATAGACAACGTAGAGCGAAAAAGAGTAACCCATCGGACGAATAGCCTTCACGCAGGAGCCCTGCCAACAGTCAGGGGCGAAGGACAACAACGGAATATTAGCCGTCTAACGAACACAGCGAACCTCTCAAGGCTAATTAAGAAGCTGTTAGACGACTTCTATTCCGTTGTTGAGATAAGCCGATTTGGTAAGAAATACGAAGTTATGATATAAAAACCTTTGCTTATCTCTACTATCAAAGAATACTTAAACTGTTTTAATCTTATCAAAGGGTTTTATTCAGTATAAGCCCTGCCTCTAAGATATGAGAATACATATATTAAACAAATCTTGTTTACAGAAGCCAAAAGAGCAAACGAGGGCTGTGAATAAATCGAGGCCAAGACAGCACTTAAAATGTCCTGAGAGGATGCAGGAATGGCTTGCCAGAGAAGAACAAGCTATTGACAGGAGATTTAATAACATAGCCTGGTTGTAAGAATATGGATGAATTTCAAAGAGCTTTAAGGGAAAACAGAAGTGATTGTTTTCGGTGCAAGAATTATCGGTGGTGTCCAGAAAAAGTATGGGTAGGTGAGCCGAATTGTCCTTATCCAGAAGATAGGCTAAAAAGAAATAAGCTCATCTTGACAGCATAAGAGAGGCAAGAAATGTTTGAGGATATAAGAGAGAAAATGCGAGGAAGTTGGGGGCGCAGATGGCGTTATCGGTGGAAGTGGCTGAAATTAGAAATAAGCGAATGGTGGTATAAGTCAACAGCATAAGGGCAGAGAAATGAGACCTGTTTATTGACATCACTAAAAAGGTATGAAGTACAATTTAACAAAAATGGACATATTACAAGTAAGGGCGTTTCACGCTGCGTATAAGTTATTGCACGACTTGCCGGTGAATGAGCGATTTATAACGGCGATAGCTCAGACATCAGATGATATGTTCGCAAAGGCTGATAAAGCTAAAATTGAGCAATGGGTATTATATTATGGATAAACCGGAGCTATTATGACTAAAGATATTACAAGGCCGATGACTAACTTGGAAATGACTAACTTGGAAATATTAGACGGGCCAAATAAAGCCACTTCTGAACAGCCAATGACTAAGAAAGAGGCTGAGAAGTGCGCCCAAGAGTATTTCACTGTTGAACAGCCAAACACCAACGCAATGATAATAAAGACGATACGGGGCTTAATGACTTGTGTAAATAATGAATTAGAGAAACTGAGAGAGGGTATAATAGACCAAGTTCCGGGTGATAGTGTTCGTAAAACGAGAGTATTGCAAGCCTTAGAAGAAATAGATATGTTCGAGAAAAACACGTTATTTAAGCTACAAAAGGCGTTCGAATGACTTACTGGAGATGTATAAAATGCAGTTATACTCATCACGGCTCAAAAGGGCAGACGGCTTATAAATGTACTTGTGGCCGATGGTGTGTAAATATAACAGAGATTATCCTTAAAATGAAGAGAAAAGGTGATTTAACCGCCCGACAAGTGGCTTTTTACCAAGAAATATTAGAAGCAAGATGTTTGCAAGAGAGCTATTAAATGAAAGATAAACCATAATGGCAAGACCTAAAAGAGAGTTTACTAACAAAGATGAGCAGCAAATGTTCGATTATGCGCTGTCTGGGTGTCAAAATGGTACAATAGCGAGGCTTATGTGTATATCTCTTACCACTCTTATAAGGCGTTACGGTAGTCTTTTAAGCGAAAAAAGGGCTGAACGTAAGTTTATACTAAGGGATAATCAGACAAAACTAAGTAAACACAACCCTGCAATGGCCATATTCTTAGGCAAAAACGAGCTTAATCAAGTAGATAAGCAGGTTATAATGACCAAGACTGAACCTGTAACAGTGCCAGAAGCTGAGAAAGCAGCCACAGACGCAGCTTGCAAGGTCTATAAGTTGAAGTTGGCCGGAAGTGCGTAAGTATATTTGTGTTAAGGGGTCTAAGTGAGCCAGAGCAGGCTCAGGAGAGTGCCTGAGAGGCCACAGGATGGATAAATACAAAGGCTTAATGGTAGTAATTATCATTTGTTACGTTATGATGTGTCTTCTGATAACTTTAGGGGCAATAATGCTGATTTGAGGCGATTAAATGGCATATAAGGACAAAGACAAGCAGAGAGAGGCACAACGGGAATGGGTTCGACGTAAACGAGTAGAACAAAACCCTGAAGAGTTTAAGGCAAGGGCTGAGGGCACATTTACGGGTTCGACAAAGCAGGGTTCGACAAAGCGAGGCAAGGACATCAAGTGCTTCGCCGACCTGCCGCCGGACGTGCAAGCTACTATCAATCAGATGAGTAGAGATGACAACGGCAAGATAGTCGAGGCTGTGAAATCCAAGCGGACAGTTGCAGCCATTAAGTATCAACATCTATTCCCAGACAGATACCACACGACTAGCGCTGTCTGTACTAGTGTTGTAACAGGCAAGCCAGGAGATGCAGACTACAACGGGATATGTACTGACGAATGGAGAGTAGAGAGAGGCAGATAGATGGGCAAACACAAGACACAACGAACAGAGGCACTACAGCAGGCAGGCAAGAGGATAATCATAGCCGGTGAGGTGCAGAACGCCATTGAACAGCACAACTTCAACAGACTGGTCAAGAACGGAGTGATAATCGAGGCACAGGCAAGCATGCTTAATTTTGAGGGGGCGTACCCCCGGACAAGGGGTGGGGCAAGAGTCCACAAGTACCTACTATTCCCTGAAATCTCAAATTTGACAATATCTAAGGATTAACTTGACAGGACACATAATGAGCAATAACCATATAGAAAGTTTAAGTGAAAAAGTGAGGCGTTTGTTGGAGGAGAAGGTTTGTAAATCTTTGGCTTCTCAAGGAGCAAGGCTTTCTAAAGATGAGGTTGAGTGTCTTGTTGAATGTGAAATGATAAAACTTAGCACAGCCTTGGTCAAGTTAATTGAGGACAGAAATATTAAATTTGACAGCAAGTGTTAATTTAGGTAAGCTATGAGTTGTCCTCTTTTAGATAGTCTTGAATCACAGAGTGTGGAAATGGATTATATTCCTGAGCCAGAGCCAGACGAGCCGGTTTTGGCGGTTATGGAAGCTGGTTTTTGGAAGATACCGAAAGATGAATAATTTATGAAGCAGAATCGCAAGATTATTTCTAAGATTTGTAAGAACGAATTATATATTACTCAAAAAAGAAGATGTAGGTTTTTTGATAAAGAGGAATTGCTTTTAAGGAGTTCATCTACGCGGACTATGGTGTCTTCCCCAGTACCCTTACAAGCTCCGGAGCGTCCCGTAGAGGCGTAAAGTATGTGAAAGGCAAAGATTATGGCTTGGTTAGCAAGAAATTGGTTTAATATTCTCATAATTATAGGTATAGTATTATTTATTGTTGGGATTATAGTATCTCTGACAAAAACAAAACCTGACCCTTTCTTTACTAAAAGAACGTTTAAATATTACTTAAAGGGCAATTTGGTTGCGATGGAGTACAGGAGTTTTTCAGAACCATCTCAACTAAGACATTTGGGTTTTGAGTTTCCTCGGTATGACCATTTAGAGATTATTAACCCATAAGGACGAAGTATGAGTAAATGTAAAACTTGCAGATGGTTTATAAACCCTGAGGAAACAGACCGCAAGAAAGTGAAAGGTTATGGTGAATGCCGTAAGGGTTCGCCCATTAGTTACCACGCAGATGCTCCGTGGCCAACAGTTCACGAAGAGGATTGGTGTGGTGAATACTCCCCAAAACCACAGGAGAATAAATGAAAGTTGAAATAAAATGTTACGTTTGCCATAGTCTTTTTTGGATAGAGCCGAAATATCGGGAAGTTGAGCATTTAGCATTGAAAAGGAAAGAGAATCACGTCGCCGCCGACTATGTAAAAGAAAAAGTCAAGCGTGGTCTTCATTGTCCCTATTGTGGCTGTGCATTACTTGATAAAATATTAAAAGTTGCAGGATAATAAAATGAACAGGCGTAATTTCTTTAAGACAGTAACGGGTTTTGTCGCAGGGGTGTTTGCAACGGTTGTGCCAAAGGCTGTCGGTGCGAATATTCCTCCTCTGCACGTTAAGGAATTTGACAAAGAGGCACAGAAAAAATTAGAAGATATAAGATTAAAGATGGCGATGGATTACTTGAAATACCCCGCTTATGTTATACACGAGGATAGTTCTATTAAGAAAATTCCTTATCCGGAATTTTATATACCAGTTGACAAAGATTTGTATGCAAAGTGGCAAAATATTAGTATAGTTTGACAATTAAATAATGGGTTCAACCGAACCGGCAGGGGTTGGTTGACGTAAGAATAAATTAAGGCAAGTTAGTGCTAACTCACGACTTGCCTTTTTTTATTGCCCTGAAATATTATGATAACACAAGCAGAAGAAAAAATGATGGCAAACGACTCTTTGGTATGGGCGAACAAGAAGCGTCTATTCTTGAGGGACGGTATTCAGTTTACTCTTGAGGGAATGAAATATCTTTTCGATATAATCGGTTGCGAGAAGAGGATTTCCAACTGCAAGAAGGGCGCACAGATGTGCCTGACTACTGCTATATTTATAAATGCAATTCACGCTTGCAAGTATCGTAGATACGACCAGAACATAATGTATATGATGCCGACTGTAACTGCGGTGGAGAGATTGAGCCAAGTTTCATTCGACCCGATATTTCAATACAATCCGTGGATAATGAATAAGGGTGATACTAATACCACGATGTGCAGGGAGATAAACGGACGGTCGATAGTTATGGTAGGCGCGCAACCTAAGAAGGTTGGCGGTTCGACTACTAAGGATACCGATAATTTAAGGTCGATTCCCTGCGACGAGATTGACAGGGACGAACTCGACTTGATGGATACTGATATGGTATATATGTCCAAACAAAGATTGAAGAGGTCTAAGTTTGGCAGGGAAAGAAACTTCGGTACTCCGACATTTCCCAATTACGGAATAGATTTGTTATACACAGATTCCGACCAGAGGCGATGGCAGATTAAATGCAGAACTTGCGGTAGGCATACTTGCTTGGGTGAGACTTTCCCTGACACTATTATCCAAAAAGATGGTCGATGGTTCAGGGCGTGTATTCATTGTCATTCCGAGATATTCGTTGTTGACGGCGACTGGCAGGCCGAGTATCCCGACCGGCGTGAAGCTGGTTTTTGGGTATCCGGCTTACTATCCCCGTTGGCCAATCTCGACGATTATATGTACGAGTACAATAACACCGAGGGCAGGAAACGCTCTGAGTTTATGCGTTCCACTCTGGGAATAGCCACCACCGAAGCGGAGAGCCAGTTGGATGAGACGGTCGTTTTGTCAAGGTGTACTACCGACCATAACAGAATGGTATCGTCCGGTGAGACTGTTATGGGCATGGACATAGGTAAGAGGATTCACATAGTCATAGGTACACGGACTTCGAGAGAATCTTATGATATTTCGCACGTGGGGATTTATGATAATCTGTACGAAGTCCACGACATAGCCTTAAAGATGAACGTCCACGGCGCGGTGATAGACTCCGGGCCTTACGACCACGGGGTAAGGGAATTTCAAAAGACTGAGCCTTATACTATTTATTTATGCCAGTATTCCGAGCAGTCGCCGTGCAAGCCGAAGTTTGACGGTAAGACCGGAATAGTCAAGGTCAATCGAAACGAATGGTGTGATAAAGTTCATGCGACAGTTACCGAGAACAAAATTAGGATTCCGAGAGAATCAATAATAATATATGAGTATGCAAAACAGATGACCCGAACAGCCAAGACAGTCATAACCAATCCTGATACTGGCTTGAAGAAACCTCGTTGGATTAAACTTGGGAGTGACCATTTCTACCATGGGACACTATATTTCTTACTGGCAGCGAGTCGTCAATCTCCACGTGCCAAAGGGACTACTAAAGTAAACCGGCCAACACATACTATAAGTCATTGGCGTTAATATGGCAAAGAAACTAACAAAAGCAAAAGCTCGAAAGATACTCAAGGATGGTAAAGTTCACGGAAAGAAACTAACTACTAAACAACGGCGATTTTTCGGAGCAAGGAGTAACTAACTTGAAGACCGTAAAATATAGAAAAGATGAGATTTTGGAAATTATCTGGGATGATACTACGTCTTATATGGGTTGGCGAACACTGTCTAACTTGAAAAACAGCAAGCTTTCTCATTGTAGGAGTATCGGCTATTTTCAGCATCAAAACAAAAATTCGGTAACTATTGCCAAATGCGTTGCGGATGACAGTGACGTTTTGGATTGCCAAAGTGTGCATCGAGGTTGCATTAAAAAGGTAAATAGAATAAGGAGAAAATGAAATGCCTCACAAGGGACGTAAGCCATACAAGAGCAGACCTGGACACAAGAAACGGGGCAAGAAGAAATGAAATGTGCAAGATGCAAGAGTCGAGGCAATAGTACGGAAATGAAATTAAGGCAGCAGCAGGGCCAGCAAGAAATTTATATGATATGTCCTGAATGCGGCTGGCATCCGGCGCCTCATAACAAACGTGATAGAATTGAAATAAGGAGATAAGAAAATGATTGAACAACAAACACTCGAAGCACCATCAACAGGGTTATTATGCCCGTCATGTGAAAACCCGATGGCATACACCGAAGTAACTCACAGTTACAGATGCCACGCTTGTAATCCCGTTCCAGAGAACGTTCCGGAGTGTGCAACCCAGAAGTGCAAACTCCCCTTGACCCGCCTCGGCGACCCGTGGAACTGCTGGATATGTCTGAAGTGCAACAAGCATCCGGAAGAAGTAAATAAAATGAAAAAAGAAGAAGACCAACGGAAGAGGACATACGTTGACAAAAAACTGACGACAGAGGACGTAAGCAAAATGATAAAGGCAGAGATGGCTGGCGTAAAAGACATGATTCGAGATGCGTTAGCGGAAGGAAGACCCGACTATCCACCGACTCAGGCAGAGATACAGACGATGACAGCGCCTGAGACTATAAACGCCAAACCTGAGACATATCTGCAAAAAGCAAAGAGACTCGGAGTACAGACCCATATTCCAGACGGCAGGGGTATGAGAAAGAAAGAAGATGTCTTGGCCGACATCGAAAATCTTGAAACAGACTCGGAAAGTGAAGAGGAAGCAAAGGCTTTTAGCGAGAAAGCTCAGACTCCTCCTGGTGATGAAGACGAGTATGCCAGGGGAATGACTGCTTCTGATATAATGAACGGATAGAAAGGAATAATTATGCCGTATGCAAGTAAAGAAAAACAACGGGAGTATAACCGGAAATATATGCGCGCTCGCAGAAAAAACCCCGAAGTAAAAGTGCGTGAGAAAGCCTATTATGAATCCCACAAAGACGAGGCGAAGGCTCGTGCAGAGATATACTATGAAACTCACAAGGCTAAGATGAAGACACAGGAGCAGGCACGCAACCGAACTCCAGAGGGGAAAGAAAAGCACTGTCAAAAAGCTAAGAGATTTCGTTTAGCAAACCCTGACAAGGTAAAGGCGGCATCGGCAGTCAGCAATGCAGTCCAAAGCGGTAAGTTTCCCCATGCCTCTACAAAGACCTGTGCGAGAGTCGGCTGTGACAAACAGGCCGAACACTATCATCATCCAAGTTACGAAAAACAACACAGGCTCGATGTGATGCCTATGTGTCGTGGGTGTCATAGAGAGACGCATGAATTATTGAAACGAATTGCAAGTTAATGATGTAATGAAACCGTATAGAAAGAATTACGCACCGAAGAGCAGGCAGGAAGTAGCAGGCGGCAACGCTCATTGCTGGATAGCCGAGATGCAAAAGCCCCCAGGTGACAGAAAGAAATACGAAAGAAATTACAGAAAGTGTTTTGGGCATGACTAACGTAGGAATGCCAGATTGAAAGCCCAGTTAAATAGGGCAAACATGTCCACCAGTAATGGAATGGACAAGAAAGGTAAGGTGTATTATTGCAACTTACGCATCAAAATTAAGAAAAACCGCAGTTGATGGCCAAACGATTCGTCTTTTGCCGGACGGCAGGATTCGAGGAAATGCAGGGATGGAACCGTTTTCCGCAGGAACGTTAGGAGGCGCGCCGTCCGTTTTCTACGCCGATGGTAATGTTGTGTCGTCTGGAAATGGATTGTCATGGCTATCAGCCTTCAAGACTTTAGCTGAGGCGTTATTAGCGGCTCATACCTACATGAGTACGTCTGGAAACAGGGCATGGGCGCAACGAGCGACGGTTTATTGTTGTGCGGATAACTTCACGGAGGACTTGACGTTATTCGCCGAGAAGTCGGACGTTATCGGAGTTGGTTCAACTAATCAACATACCCATACAAGAGTCGAGGGTACTCACGTCCTTGTCGCAACGTCAACCGATACTTATCATGGATGTCAATTCTACAATCTCGAATGGTATGGAGCTGCCAATGGTATTATAGTTGACATTCCAGCAAACCAGAATGGTATTGGCTTTCACAGATGCAAGTGGTCTGCAGTTGATGCGGCCACAATCGGACTTCGCGCAGTACAGTCCCATGATATGCACGTTGTCAACTGTATATTTGACCCGAATACATCTGGCGTAGGCTTTTCAACTGCGGCTATCCAGATTAACGCAGGTAGTGTCACTAATTTCCTATTGGAAAATTGCCGTATTTGGAGTGCCGGCATCGGTCTTGACTTTAATCCTACGGCTGGACAACCTATAAATTGTTGGGCTATTAACAACGACATCTATGCCACAGGCCAAACCATTGATGATGAGAGTAGTGACTTGATTGTTACCAATAACAGGACGATTAGTGGTGCCGCCGAAGGCACTGGTAGTGCATGGACTTATAGTACGGCATGGTCAGTTGGTAATATCTCAACTGGTAATAACGATACTAAGAACGTGCCTGCTAATGATTAGGAGTAGCTATGGCAACCATAGACGAAATATGTGTCTTTGTAACTAAGGCTGATGCTGTGAGTTTAACAACTTCTACCAACGGAGATAAACTTTGTATATCCAATTTGGAACTAAGTAAAGAGCAAGCGTCAAGTTTGGCTTGGTTAATCAACCATGAAGCTACAACTAATTTGAAATTCAGGATTAAGTTAGACGAATAAGGAGTTTTATAATGGCAAAGAAAAAAGAAAAAGAAGTCAAAGCTAACCCTGTATATGTATGCCCTAAATGCGGCAGTGTAAGTGAAGAAAAGACTTGTGTTTGCTGCAATAGGCATTAATAGGAGAAACTATGTCTTCTAACGCGATTGACATAAACGACCTTGAAAGGTTGGGCCGAGAGAGCCAGCTTACCGCGCAGGCTCCTCAAGCCCTTCCTGAAGAGCCGGTTGAAGAGCCTAATCCAGGCATAGAACTAATAAAGACTTTAGCTGCTATGCTTTTAGGCAGGGAGTTAACATGAGCCAAATATTTCCTTCTCCAAAGAAGCCAAAGTTGCCTGTGCAGCAGCAGGTACAGCAACCTGAAACTATCGAGACAGTGACAGAAGACGCTACCGAAGCAGGTAGGCGAAGACGTAAGAAGCTGGTTGCAGGTGGCGCACCGTCAACTCGAATATCGGGTATCAGAAGAGCTTTATTCGCGGCGCTCAAAAAGAGACTTGGGGAGTAAGTCCTTTATAGGCAATGAGTTATAAGAATGGCTAAGAAACCTATCAATGTAGATGAAGTCCTTGAACGCTACGGAGCGGCGAAAACGCGCAAGTCTCGTACCGACAACGAGAGGCGCGAGGCTGGAAAGTATGCTTGGCCTGCTGCGCAAGACCAGGTTCGCAACGCCTTATCGACAGACCAGATTATCAATACGATAGATAAATACGATGATACGGCGGTAAGGTCGGCTTACAGAATGACTTCGGGGATATTCACTTATCTCATGCCTGCGGGTTCGTTCTGGCATGGCTTCAAGGCTCAGGACTACAATCTCAATCAGCAACCTGAATATCAGAAGTGGATGTCTATTGCCGCTACCCAGACCCATGCCGAACTGATGAGAAGTAATTTCCAGAGAGAGATGTTCCTTACTATTCGCTCGATGATAGTTTTCGGGACGGGTGTGATTTCAGTAGAGATGATAGATGGTGACATTGTATTCAAGTCTCACCATATCGGATTCATGTTCTTCGACGATAATAACCGTGGCGAGATTGATACTGTGTACCGGCAGATATTTTATACCGTAAGGCAGGCGGCTCAAGAGTTCGGTGTAGGGAAACTCAGTAAGTCGGCTGCTGCGGATTATAAGGCCGATAAACTAAGTGAAAAACACGAATACGTTCACGTCTGCGCACCTAATAAAGACTTCGATGGCCGGATGGGTTCTGGTAAGGTTAAATCATTTTACATCGCTATTCAAGACAAAGAAATAGTCAAAGAAGACCCCGACTTCAAACATCTTCCATATCTGGTAGCGCGTTTCGCCCGTACTCCGGGCGGGATAATGGGTTACGGCCCTGCTATGGAGTATATCGACGATATACGAATGCTCAATCGTATGGCGGCTTCTTATATCGAATCTGCCGAGATAGCCAATAACCCGCCTATGATGATGGAAGACGACGGAGTGGTAGGTCAGCCGGTTACAGGCCCGCACGGTACTATCTACGTGCGTTCAGGCGCCCAGTTCCCACAACCTTACGTTTCAGGAATCAATATTCAGGGTAATTCGCTGGTAATAGAGCAGATGCGCGAGATTGTACGCATGGCGTTCTTTAACGACCTGTTCGAGCCGATGGGTGAACATAAGAATATGACAGCCACAGAGGCGAATTTGAGAGAAAACGAGCTTATAGTGATTGTTACCCCTGCCGTAGTTTCGTTAGCGAGTGAAATCTTTTCGCCAATGTTGACGAGAGTTTTAGACTTACTAATGAAGACTCCCAAAAAGGGTAAACGTATCCCCCAGCCTCCGGCTTCTTTTGACTACGACGTAGTCTATCAGGGACGATTAGCTTTGGCTATGAGTAATGTGCAGGCAAACGCACAGGAAATCGTAATGGCTAAGTTTATACCTTATTCGGAAATATCGCCTGTTTTTGAGAATATTGATATGGATAAGGCTCTCAGAACATCTTGGATAGCACAGGGAGCGCCTGCCGAGAACCTTACCGACTTCGATGAGATGATGGCAGCAAGAGCAGAACGTCAGCAGTTAGATGAAGCCGCTGCTCAGGCACAGATAGGTGCTGATGCAAGTAAAGCATATAGGAACGTGAGCAACGTACCGGAAGCAGGGTCGTTAGCGGAGGCGCTTTAGGAGAAAGAAAATGATAGAAAGAGATAAACAGAACGAACTAATTACACAGGCTCTCAAGAGAATATGGCAGTCTGATGACGGTAAGGTATTGGATAAGTTACTGCGCCGTAAATGTAATGTGGATAATTCGACTATGTGTTGGCAAAACCCTAACGCTGAACAAACAGCAGGCGAAGAAGGAAAGCGTAAAGTGTACCTTGATATTATGTGGTATAAGAATGAAGAATATTTAAGGAAGGAAGAAAATGACAAATGAACTCTTAGACGTAAGCACTGAGCCGGTAAAGACTGCTCAGACTGAAGCGCCGGGCAGTGAGCCTACGAGTTGGATGCCGCTCTCGGACGAACATAGAAACACTATGCCCGAAAACATAAAGGGATTGTTCGAGACAAAGAAGTGGTCGTCTGTAGAGGACGTAACTACAAGTTATGCCGAACTTGAGAAGGTCTTAGGCAAGGGCGAGCATATCTTCAAGCCTGAATCACCTGATGATGTCGATGGTTGGACAAAGTATTGGCAACAGCTTGGCGTGCCGGAAGAGGCCGGTTACGAATTTGAAGCGGATGAAACTGTACCCTTTGACGATGCCTTACTTGGCAGGTTCAGAAAGTTTGCCAAAGATACACACCTGAACAAAGAACAGGCTTCGGGGATAGTCCAATTCCAGCGTGATATTATCAAAGAGGTAATGGCGGCGGAAGCTGATGCTGAGGCTACGGCGTTAGAAACTTCTGAAACAGAAAAAGAAACTATCCGCAAAGCATTGGTAACGAAAGCAGGTGGAGAAGTCGCATATCAGAATATGATGGTAGAGGCTCGGCAAGTCGCTGATGAACTTGGTATTTACACGACCCTTGAAAAGAAAGGATTGGCGTCTGACCCTGAGATAATCAGTATGCTGCAAGAAATTAAGAACAGGACGAAAGAAGGAACGATATTGAAAGTTGAAGAACTTCCATCTAACGCTAAAGACCCGAAAGTGGAGCTGAAAGAAATAACGGAGTCTGAGATATTTAAGAATAAATTCGCTCCCGGTCGCAAGGAGTTAATGAAGCGGTACATGGAGCTTTGCACTATAGTTGGTAATTCGGAGAACGCTCCAAAGAGAATACAAGACGGATAAGTGGTAGGGCGAAGTATGAGACAGTTGACAATACTTGAGACTTTGATTATATTGTTGGTATTGACTGTAGTATCACCCATATTGGGAGCTTTGGGTGTATTGGCGATAGTAATGGCTCAAACATAAGGACGAAGTATGAGTAAGAAACCAACGATTGCAGAATTGGAAAAAATATTAAATGACCCCGAAGAACATCCTATCCTGATATTGTCTGATGGTTCAATTAAGGTTGATAGGCGAAGAAAGGGTACGGGGTTTATCAAATTGCCCTTAACGCATAAATTGAATATAGCCAGTTCATATTGAAGCCACAGGAGACTAAATGAAAAGATGATGATATAGACGTTATGGCTTCGGCCATATCTTATTTGAAACAATGTGGGTAAATCAGAAATGATTCCACTGATTAGTAGATAATTCTACTCGATTGCTACACGTTACGTAGAAGTCATGGTCTCTAACGAGGTAACTAAGGCGTGAACCCGAAATGTTACTTTTGTAGGAGGCCAATAAAATGGCTGACATTAACACAAACACCAACGCGGCCCGCGGCTATACCGAGGCATTCTATAACGCCTGGACTACCGGGTACGAGGCAATCCTTCAGGAGCGGAGACCTATTTACACGGGTCTTGTTCGTGAAGAGCGAATCACGGGGGAGTTCCAGTCTTACGACTTTGTTGGCGACATCGAGCTTGACGACAAAGAGACTCGGTTCGAGGACATTCCCATTGAGGACGTAGTACACAACAAGAGGTGGATTACACCTAAATTCGCTCGTAAGGGAATTTTCGTCGATAAAGAAGACGATATTGCCCTTCATACCGACCCGACTTCTGCTTATATGGGGGCACTTGCCAAGGCTGTAATCAGAAAAGAGAACAAGACTATTACCGACGCTTTTTTTGCTGATGTAAGGGCTGGTAAGAATCCGGGTGACGATACAGCCGTTCTCGCTGATTCTTTGTATGTCTATTCTACGAGAATCACGACAGGCGGACGGACGATTGCTCACGATGTTCAGTCCGACTATACAGCAGGTGGTGTATCGACAGGTCTTACGATAGAGAAGCTGATTCTTGCTCGGCAGGCTCTCGAAGAGCTTGAAAACGACCCAGACGCTATGTTCAATATTGCTATCGCACCGAAACAGGCGTCTGACTTGCTCAGGGAGGCCGAAACTCAGTCTATTGATACCAGTATGCTCAAATCTCTCGTAAACGGTGTCGTAAACGAGTATATGGGATTCAAGTTCAGAAAGACTAACCGAATCGTCATTGGGTCAAGTAACGATGTGGGTACTGATACCAGTGTCTATGAGCTTCCTGTTTTCACTAACGAAACCATGTTATTCGCCCGCCATGAAAGTCCCATCTTTAACGTGGACTGGCTTCCGAGGAAGCAGATATGGCAAATTTCCGCGCGCGTCGGAATGAATGCTATTCGCATGGACGAATCGAAAATTATCAAAATCGAATGTATCTAAGAAAGGAGCCTAATTATGTCTGATTTATCAACAGCTTCAGGTGTTAATTACACTAAAATTGCGGCTTTGATTGCCAATACCGGCTCGTTGTCCGACCTTGTAGATGGTGCGAACCAATGGGGTACTAAACTCCGTGCAATGTTTGACATATATACTGTGCCTACCGGCGATACACTTCACTCGGATGCCGTTCTTACTATGGGTAAGCTCCCTAAAGGGGCGAGGCCGTTAGCATTTTACTTTGCTCAGAGCGGCGGCGGTGAGGCCGCAGTTGGAACGATTAAGATTGGTACTACTGACGTTGCGGGTGCGTCTGTCCTTACGGATATGACCTCTGCTACTCAACAGCTTATTCCAGCACTTTCAACTGCCTCGGATAGTGTATTAACAGCCGCCTCTGTCGTGACAATTACTATTGCAACACAAGACGTTGATGCAGCGACAGTTCTGGTACTGGTGACATTCTATCTTGTCGAAGATTAACCGTAACGGGGACGGGGCTTTGGGGTTCCGTCCCCATACTTAGAAAGTAGGTGGTTAAAATCGCACTTTCTGATGCTGAAGTAATGTATAATAATGCTTTGGGGTTAATAGGTGAGTACAAAGTAACCGAAGGTGATACGACTTCTAAGCAGGCGGTACTTTGTATAAGGTATTACACCGACTCACAGAACGAAACTCTCGAAGACCATCCGTGGAATTTCGCCAAGAAGGACGTTATCCTTTACGAGTTCACCGATAGACCTATCTTTGGTTATGACCGTAAATATGCAACGCCTACTGATTATGCTCGAATCCTGACGGTGGATAACAGTATAGGCTCAGATGTTTCCCGCAGACAGGCAGGCATTCCTCCGTGGGAAGTCAAGGGTGATTATATCCACTCCGATGCTGGTGCCGGCCCTAATTCATGGTCAACTGGAGTAAAATATTACGATGGCCAGTTTTATGCAGTTACCCCCGACACATGGGCAACTGATACGGCTTATATAGACGGTCAGTATGTAACCGATGGAACTCTCGTTTACGAAGTCCTCGTTGACCACACATCTGACACGATAGCGGCTGATATAGCCTCATTAGACCTTGCCGCAGGTGTTATAGGAAGTACTGTGACTTACGAAGTATCAACTACCCATACATCTACTACTGTAGTTGCTGATATAGTCTTGACTTACGTTACAGCAAGGGGTGTGGATACTGATATTGTCTATGTCGAATATGTCTGGAAGCAGACCGATATGGACGAATGGAGTGCCAAAGCAAAGGCCGCTCTTGCTCTGAAACTTGCCTCTAAAATAGTAGTTGGTTTGACAGGCGATGCCAAGAAAAAAGAGGCGTTAATAAACGAATATGAAGGTCTGGTAATGCCACAGGCGAGAAGTGCCGACGCCGCCGAAGGAAAGCCAAGACCGCATTTCCGCTCTTCGTGGCTTGCCGCAAGACAGTCAGGTGGTACAGGAGACTATTTCGTAACATGAGTCAATCGGAAGCTGAAAAAACTATAGTTGGCAGTTATTCGATTATCAAGACGGTAACGGGCGGAGCGACTACTGCTTTACCGACCGCTTTTCCTTTAGGCGTAACTTCCGGCGATATGAATCTTCTTGAGGCGAAGCACGGCGGCGTTGCGGACGAGACAAGGGCGTATCGAATTGCGATATTGATTGCTACCAAACCGGCAGGGACAGGAACTATTATCTTTACGGGCGCCGCTCCAGGTGGTTGCGAAGAACCTATATGCTCTTTAGCTATCGACAGTTCAGCGGATATTGTCGAATCAGGAGATTGGCGGTGGGTGGATACCATTACATTAACAAGCTGGCATTTAGCTGAATGCGGTATTGCCAGGGCTGATTCAGGTAATAGTCATCCGACCAAAGTTGGCTGGGACAATGTCGGATACCAGTTTCTAAAGGCTTACGTTACAGCCTTGACAACGATTACAGATATAAGAATTTACGCAAGGATTCTATAATGAGTGTTATTGCTCACTACAAACTCAATGACAACGCTGCAAGCGCTACGGTTATTGATGCTACCGGCGTTTATAACGGGACATACAAAGATGCCGGCGGTAACGAAAATACATCGAATGGTAGTACGGCGAACAGTCGTGGCGTAGGTACTTGTCTGGATTTCGACCATGCTAATAGTGAATATGTAGAGATAGCGGATAATGCTATTTTCACGCCTGCTTTGACGCCGCTTAGCATTAGTGCATGGGTTTATATGCACGATGCGGATAATTTTTCAATAGCCAGCAAATATGCTCCAGGCAATAAGGAATGGTTATTTTATGTAAGGGCTACAGGCCCACGCTATCTTACTTTTTCAAAATTTGATGAATCTGTAGGAGGGCGTAGAGGGCAGCAATACGCATTTGATTTGTCTACTTACGAGAATCAATGGATTCATGTGGCGGTAACTGATGATGGTGGAGTATTGAGTTCAGGAATTAAGTTATTTTTGAGTGGTACTCAGGTTAATGATTCTGTTTTCGAAGCTGGAACTTTTGTCGCTGTCGAAAACCTCGGCCACGTCGTATGGATAGGTCGACAAGACGGAAGTTACGCCAACGGCCTTATGGACAATGTAATTATTTTTAATACAGAATTGAACGAAGACGAAGTGAAAGCCTTGTATCACGGCGGACATGGAACAGAAATAGCGGAGGTCATTGACCTTGACCGACGAATTAAAAGGAGACAATAATGGCAACATTAACGACAGGGCTATCGTCCTACAAAATCTTTCACACAATCGCTAACCTTCACGATACGCAGGATACCGATTTGGCTGCGGCGACAGGGTATTTTCCTATAACATCACCCACAGCCAAGCCTACCGGCGCAATTGATTTGCACACTCTTGACGGCGCTGGTAAACACTTAAAGGTCAATAATTTCTCTATTATTGTCCATACCACGTCAGCAGCTAACGCCGATGATTTCACAGAAAAAGTTTATGGAGCGGCAGAAGCAGGGCCAATGCAACTCATAGCCTCTATTGTGTGGACTGTCGGCTTGGGACAGGTGTCTGCTACCGCAACCGAATTATGGTGCGACCAAGCTGTTGTTACTTCGACACACATGAAAACAATAACAGTTGCCGATGGTGCTGGTGGTGGAGACCGTGTATGTTCAGTTACGTTAGACCTTACAGGTTATCGTTATGTATTAGGTCTTTTTACTGCTGATAGTACGGTTGATATAGAGGTTGCTACCGCTCTTTACAGGTCTTTCTAAATGCCGCAAAAACTTATAAAAAATGCCTGGAATGCTGGAGAACTATCTCAGTACATGGACGGTCGTACCGACCTGAACAAGTATTACAACGGCGCGTCCAAACTTATCAATGCCCTTGTTTTACCTCACGGCGGGTTTACTAAGAGACCGGGTACGGAATATATCGCTAAGGCCCCGAATAAGTGCAATCTGTTACCTTTTGAGTTTTCTGTTTCCGATGCTTTAGTTCTTGAGTTTAGTAATCTATTATTAAGATTTTACAAAGACGATGATAGAGTATATGAGGGTGATATAGAGATTGCTTCAACTACCGAAGATGACCCTGTTTTAGTTACGACGGACGCCGCTCACGGCCTTGCCGATGGCGAATGGGTTTATGTCGAAGATATAGATACCGCGACCTCTCTTAATGACAAAATCTATCAGATAACCGTAACAGGAGCGGGTGGGGTGACAAAGTTTACCTTGCAAGATACCGAGGGTAACGATATTGATGGAACTGGAATTGGTGTCGGCGGGGCGCTGGGCTCATGTAAAAGAGTCTATCAAATAGTCTCGCCATATACTTCGGCACGGGCGTTTAATGTTCACGTTACGCAATCGGCAGATGTAATGTATATCGCCCACAGTGATGTGTTTCCTAAAAAACTTTCGCGTCTTGATACTCTGGATTGGACGATAACTGACGTTCCGTTTACAGGCGGGCCGTTTCTAACAGAGAATACAACCGATGCTTCTTTGGTACAGTTTGCCCGAACAGGCGGTACGGCTGAGGCAGACTATTACTTTCCGAAGGACACTACAGGAACACTAACCGCTACGGGTGCAGGTAATGAGCCGTTCAATATCAATCAAGTTGGGGCCTTATGGCTTGTCAAGCATACCAAAGATGTAAATAACGATACGGACACTTTCGCCAAAGACACTAATGTAGTTCCGACCTTACAAACTTATGCTTCAGGGGCTATTAAAATTAAAGGCAATGCCACGGTCTCTTTTGAGCCAATAGCTACCGGAAAGATGGCGCAGTTGTGGCGCAAGACTTCTAATGGTAAATGGCAGACTTATCGCTCATTCAGAGCGGCTACAGCTTTTTCATGGACGGAAGATGAGGATGATGTTTATTATGCAATGACTCGCTCAGACAATACTATTAACGGCACGTTGACAGCCAAAGAGATTATCAACTATGGTATTGTGAAAATAACAGATTTCACATCTGCTACAGTAGTAATTTGCACTGTTGTTGACCCGATTCTTACTAATGATTCCGGTACGTCTGCAACGACTTCGATGTGGGCGGAGGGGGCATGGTCAACATATAGAGGCTTCCCCAGGACGGTAGGATTTCACGAAGATAGATTGTGGTGGGCTTCCAGCACAAACGACCCGGATAAGAAGTGGTCGTCCCAGTCCGGCCTGTATGAGAATATGGCATTTACAACCGGTCTTGACAACGAAGCTGTAACAGCAACAGTAAAAGACAATGAAGTATCTCAGATTCAATGGATGATGTCTCGTAGGGTTATGGCAATAGGAGCGGCCAATAGAGAGTACAGTTTTTCTGCTCAGAATCCGGAAGACCCAATAACGCCTTTGGACAAAAAGAGCACACCGCAGACGGGGTTTTCTTCAGGCTCGATTCAGCCTGTAATGCTCAACGATAGCATTTTCTTTCTTCAGAGGCAGGGCAAGAAGTTAGGGGCGATGAAATTCGACTCTGTAACTGAAAACTTTATTGTCGATGATGCCACGCTTCTTGCCTATGGCCTCTTAGACTCTCAGCCTACGAATATGGCTGTTCAGAGAGTTCCGGACTCTATTATTTGGGTAATAAGAACGGATGGCGTTCTTTTGTCGTTTACTTACGACCCGAAAGAAGAGGTAGCCGGTTGGGCGAGGCATATAACACAGAACTCTATTGGCGTGGAAATGCCCGTGGGATTCTTTGAGAGCGTGGCGGTTATTCATGGTTCAATAGAAGACGAGGTTTGGGTTTCTGTTCGCAGAGTCATAAATAGTGTTACGGTAAGATATGTCGAGCGATTTGCGACGAGATTCTTTGATGAAATCGATGAGGCCATGATGCTTGACAGTGCGACTATTGTTTCTTCTGCGTTTACAGCACAATCCATCATTCTTGCATCTGATACGGTTCGTTGCAACGCTGGTTTGTGCAATTCTTCTTTATGTGGAGGCGTTACAGCATGAGGGCGACCAAGAAATGTAATACATGTAAAAGAGATTTGGAAATTAGCCTTTACAATAAACATCCTCATGGTGCATTAGGGCTTCGTGGAAGTTGTAGAAATTGTGAGAATATAAAAAGGCAAAACTATATTTTTAATAACGAAGATGCCAGAAAGAGAAAAATTGAGTGGGAGAGAGAATATAGAAAAAGCCCTGAATATGCAAGGCGAAAACTCGGATATAGATTAAAAGCAAATTACAATATGACACTTACAGAATATGACGAAATCTGTGAAAAACAAGGCGGTGTTTGTGCTATTTGTGGGAAACCAAACAAGGGAGGCAAGCGGTTGCGTGTTGACCACAATCACGATACTGATGAGGTGAGGGGATTACTTTGTGATTATTGCAATATAGGCATTGGATGCTTTTTTGAGGACAAAACAGCTTTGTCAAGTGCAATAAATTATTTGAATAAGGAGTAATATTATGTGCGCACAATGGCCTGCGAATGGTGCTACAGACTGGAATACTAAGATGCTTGCGTATCTTGCCGTTGAACATAAAACGGATGGTAAGCACGACATAACGGACGGTGGTAGCCCCACACTTCTCGATTCAGAAGCTAATGCAATGCTAAAAGTTCACGCCTACAAAGCTCAAGGTTCTGGATTCGTTACTGCTTTTAGCTTAAACGACCAGGCTGCTTTGATTGGATATGTTGGAGCTACAAGCGACCCTGCTGGCGCTGGTACGAAAGTGGCACAGACGACTGTTCAGGGCAATGTTGCCAACGATGCTTTCATATCATTTTTCGTGGGCAAGAATAAGTATTTCGAGGTTACCGCCACTGGTACTCCGACAATAACATGGACTTCGCTTAACCCATCGGTTGGGGCGCCGGTGGACTTCAGTTAGGAGATAATATGATATGAGCGACCTTTTGGTATATTTGCCTAATCACGGTTACTCTGACGATGACCAAGTATATGTATCCTGGTTGGATGCCAACTATTATGTTTCCGACAAAGACTCTGATTCTTTTAAGTTAGCAACTACGTCTGGCGGTGCTACGCTAATTCAGTTTTCAGAAACCGTAACAGATGGATTTATCAGAGAGGTCGGCGTTACTGGCGTAACGACTATAACCGGTCTTGGCCATCTTGAAGGAGAAACTGTCAAGGTAACGGCAGGTGGTAATGTAGTTGGAACGGAAATTGTTTCAGGTGGCTCAATTACAATAGCCTCAACGGTATATACATATCAAGTAGGTCTTTCTTACATAATGAAGGGAAGGTCTATGAGGCTTGCCGTACCGCAAGTTCCGAGCGCATTGCAGACCAAAATCAAGCGGGTAATCTCGGTAACTGTAAGATATATCAGGTCGCTGTTAGGCTCTGCGGGTACAGAATACGGCGGTACGGAGTACCTAAAACCTATAGAAGCAGTTTACAGTACGGATTCTGCCGATACAGATGCGAACAAGCGGGCTACCGAAGGCGGGTTTAATGAGGATAACTACACAACTATTCTATCCGATGACCCCGTACCCTTTACGGTCTTAGCTACGATAACAGAGGTGGAGGTGTGATAATGAGATTATACAAAGACTCCGACTGGGCGAAAATTAAAGATGCCGTAGAACCATTCTCGCCTTTATTGCCGAATCTTCAAGTAGGGAAACGAAGCGTAGCTGTAACTGCAATAGAGGATGGTAAGATAATGGGTTGTGGTGGTATTACTTTTATTTCCGATACCGAAGGTCTGATATGGGTAAAAGTGTCCAAGAAGTGCAGGAAAGCAGCTTATACATGGGCAAGAACTATCCGAGAGACTTATACTGCTATGGTGGATTCTATAGGTGAGATAGAGATTTCAACTTACATAGTAAAGGACTTCTGCAAAGGTGATAAACTCGCAAGAATGATAGGCTTGAAGAAAACAGGTGAATCTCAAAAGTACAAAGGTAATATCTATTATAAATATACGATAACTTAATGGCTCCAGCAGCAATACTAATAGGTGGCGGTTTGATGGCCGCAGGACAGATACAAGAAGGGCGTATAGCCAAGGCTCAAGGTTCGTTTGCTAAGAAGATAGCGTTAAGAAATCAAGAGTCCCTGAACCGCCAAGCCAAAGCCGAAGAAGCCGCTTCTCGCTTAGAAGAGAGACGTATTGTCCGCAAGCAGAAGATATTCCAGGCAAGGCAGTTGGCAGTAATAGGCAAGCAGGCAACCGGCCTTGCAGGTGCTACCTTAGCTGCGCTTGTGGATACAGCAACCCAGTTTTCTATAGAAAGAAACTTAGCCCTCAGAAGGGGAGTATTCAGGGCAGGTGCGTTGCGAGAAAGAGGTGTTATCATAGCCGCTCAAGGCCGTTGGGCAAAGACTTTAGGTAAGCAGGCACAAAGACTGTCTTATATTAAGGCTACGGGTTCATTACTTAGTGCGGCGGGTACGGCTGCTCTTTTAAGAACTCCGCCTGGGATTGATGCTTCAACAGCAGGTTCGCCAAGCACGTTTGGTACGACACCGGCTTTTACGACACAACAAAGGTTTTCTACGTTTTCAGGCGGTGCAACAGTATTACCGAGGTAAATTAAATTGGCAAGAGTAGAGCGTTTTACATCTGAAGGACAGATACCAGTACCGCAGGCACAGCTTGTTGACCCAAGAAGTTTTCCTGCCGATATTTCGAGCGCAGAGGCTTTGAGGATTGCAGGTGAAACGGCAAAAGATATAGGCTTGAAACTTGAGCAAGAGAGAAAGGTCAAACAAGAACTTGCCAAGCGTAAACGTGATGCTCAGGACAGGATAGGAATTACAGATGCAAATGCCATAATGGATAACGCTGAAAGGGAATATGCTTTAAGGATAATTGGTAAACCATTAACTGAACACAAAGCTATCAGGTTAGATGAACTAAATAAGGCAAGAGCAAAAGTTAGTCAGTTAGATTTATCTCCAGATGCAAGAGAAATAGTAAATAGCAATACAAATATAAAAGCTGACAGATTTACTGATATAGCTGAATTAGCCAATATCCAAGCTACGAATAGAGATGCCCTCATAAAGACTTCAGAGGCATATGAAACTGCACTCATTGAAGGAGATGTAAGTTCTATAGCCGAAGCAGAAGTTTTACTGGATGAACAACTCAAGAATATGCCTCTTGCTGAAGCCGCTAAATTTAAGGAAGAGTTAGAAGAGCGGGCCACTAAGGAGATGGTGGAAAATGCTAAAAAAGATTTAATGGACAAGGCCGCCGTCAAGCCGGAGCTAATGAAAAGTTTTATTGACGCCGAACTTAAGGCAAGAAAGGCCGGTAAGAAAGCACTTGATGAATTTGCTTTATTATCTAATACAGACTTGGAGGCTATTCGAGATTATGCAAATTCCGTTGGCGAAAAAGCCGTATCGGATTCTGAGATTGCTGTAAACGCTGCAATAGTAGATGCTTATGGCAAGATACGAGACGGGGACGTTGATATTGATGCTATGATAGATACGATAGATGCCGACCCGACAATTTCCGATGAGGATAAAATCAAAGCAGCTGAGAAGATACCGACATATTTCTCTAAAATCAACTCTACTAAAGTAGCAGATGAGTCTAACGAGGATGTTTACGATGAACTTACCCGTGCATCTGAATCTGTTGAAAGAGGTACAATGTCACCTGCTGCCTTTGAAGAATTGTACGCAGACAAAAAAGGCGAACTTGACAGAGATGACCAGCGAACAATCCGTAGCAAGGATATTGTAGCTACGAAAACAATGCAGAATAGGGCTTTCACAGATGCTATGTCTGCTACGCTTCCTACGTTAGTCGAACTGACCGAAAGCGATTTAGGTGCGATAAAATTAGCGAGACAAAATGCCGAAGTAATTAAGGACATTGCCGCTATAAATTTATTCAATATAGCGATAAAGAAAAACCAAGCTGAGAGATGGAATTACGGCAGATTCAGGAAACAGTTAAGGTCTCAGATTGACCAGAATCCCGAATGGTCTCAAAAGCAAATATATGTTGCTCAAGAGATACTAACAGAGCAACTCGATATGCCAGTTGACCAGTTACTAAAAGAATTTGACGGCCAAAATCCTGATAGGGCAATAATGAAAACCCCACCTAACATCGACTTTAAGGATATTTGGCGTGATTTATCTACAGACGATAAAGCTAAGGTTTGGGAATTGACTATGCGTGGCGCGCCTTCGGAAGTGATAATTGAGGCAATCGAATGACCCTTGATAATCTGTTACAAGATTACCGGAAAAGAGATATAGTACCACCCAGGGAATCTCAGGCGGGGGTAGTTGATAGGGCTGAAAAGACTTTCGATTTATCCGTTCAGGAGAACATCCCTTTACCTGAAGCCGACTCGATAATTCTCAGTCAAGAGTTAATGGACTTTACCAGAGAACTTGACGAGAGTCCTCTATATCAGGATATGGATGGGTTAATAGACGTATTTGACCCAAGTGAGCCTCCAGTGGCCGCTGAGGGCGTCCCTGACCCCTTGGGTGAGCTGCTTAAACACGAAATAGCCGCTGTTAGAGAGCCTGTAAAATGGGCGTTAAAAGCATCATCGTATATATATGCGCTTCCTAATAGGGGATTCAAGTTTATTACTCACGCAATGATGTATGACCCATTAACAAAATCGGCTATCGGCCCAATAAAAAGGCATACAATCTTTGCGGCAAGGAACCGAGAAATCACAAGGCTTGCCCATCAGAGAAGAGCGGGAATAATTTCGCAAAATGAGGAAATTAAAAAAGCCCAAGAATTAAATAAGTTAGCCGTTGAAGCCATAAGGCAATTGGCAGGTGAAGATACTGAGGGTGTAGAAGTCGCAGATTTCCTTGAATCCGGCAAGGACGCCTTGAAGTCTCTCGTACTCTGGCCTGGCTTTGCCGATGATGTAAAATCTTTTGGAGAAGTAGGCGCAGATTCATTTAAGAGAATAGTAGGCCAAGAAGCCCCTTGGTATTATGCGCCTGTGGGCGATATAGCATTGCAAACAGTAGCGTTAGCTGGCCTAATGAAAATGTCTCAATCAGCAACAACGGCCAAAGACGCTGCTTCTCTTGCTAAAGGAGCAAAACTTACGAGAGCGGAAGTCAAGGCGATTAAAAGATTACATAAGGCCGCATCACAAGTAAAAAAGATTCCTATAAAATCGACAACTGTTCCTCATCCAACCGATGCTGCTACTGTAACCCAAAAACTAATTAGGTTGATTAAAGAAGCTAAACCTTTGCGGAACAGGAAGGCATTATTATTACACCGAGACCGACAGCGTAAAGCGGCAAAGTTAGCTACTGTGCAAAAGAATGTCGAAGGCGCAAGATTAGTAAGGGCTACGAAAGGCGCATTAAGCGGCAAAGCACCCATCCCTGATTTCACTCCGATAAACTCAAACTTATCTCCACAAGAAATAGATGTATTATTCAATTTGGTCAATACGTCTCAACTTGGTGTCGGATTTGATAAGGGCAGAGCTTTTTTGTCTCTTGATAAACTGCTAAAAGGAACTCTTATAACCAAAAGCGAAATTGCAAATTTGGAAGCGGTATTCGGCAGAGAATTAACTAAGGCATTATTTAGAAAACAATCAATATCGTCTATTATACAGGACGTCTCTTTTGAAATTATCAATCTACCAAGAGCTATATTAGCATCCTATGATGCATCCGCCGGAGGTAGGCAGGGCATTATCTTTTCTGTGTCGCATCCAGTAGCGTCTATGAAGGCTTTTGGTAGGTCTATGCGGGCTGCGGTAAGTTTGAAATATGCCGATGATATTGAACGTATTACAAAGACAACAAAGTTTGGCAAACTGGCTGATAGATTTGGTGTTCATTCGTCTCCTACTGGATTCGCTGCGAAACTCAGTGCCAAAGAAGAAATGTATATGTCTCGAATTGCCGAACAGATTCCTGGTATAGCTCAATCCGAAAGAGCATTTACAACATTCCTGAATCAACAACGAAGAGAAGTATTTGCCTTGCAAGCCCAAAAATGGATTAAAAAGGGCATAACTCCTAAAAAAAATTCAAAGGCTTTTCAAGATTATGCTAAGTTCGTTAATCACGCTACTGGTAGAGGTTCGCTGGAAACTCTTCAACCAGGCGCATTAACGGCATTGAACGCAACTTTCTTTTCGCCGAGATTTCAAGTATCTCGTGTTCAGGTTGTAGGAGATTTGATTAGTCCGAAAACTTCATTGTTAGCGAGAAAGGTCATAGCCAGAGACCTTGCTGAATTTTTCGCAACTGGTATGGGTGTTATGGCAATGGCCAAGATGGGTGGAGCAGAGGTCGAAACCGACCCCCGCTCATCTGATTTCGGCAAGATAAAAGTCGGCGATACTAGATATAACTATTGGGGCGCATTTCAACCAATGGCTTCATTAGCAGGTCGGATATATTCCGGCGAGATAAAATCCACCGGTACGGGAAAAATTAAAAAGAAAGAAAGAATTAGTCTTGGTATTGATAATACAGTTGTCCAATTCTTGCGCACAAAATTATCACCTGCGGCTGGCAGAGGATTTGATATTCTTATCGGCGAAACTTTTCTCGGTGAACCTGTCGAACCGACTGCAAAATTCTTAGGCAAAACTGCCTTTGAATCTTTAGTGCCTTTGTTCATACAGGATACAGTCGATGCTTGGCGTTTTCAAGGCGCAGATGCTCAACTTCCGATTAGTGCGGGCTTGGCATTTACTGGTATTGGTGTTCAGACTTGGGAAATCGCTCCTTTTGCGGAGCTTGAATTGGCGAGAGATTCTCTTTCGAGACAGACTTTTGGTAAGAATTATGACCAATTATCTTGGACTGAAGTTACCGAATTAGACAGAGACATATTAGTAAATCATCCTGGCATCGTAGATTTGGAGCGGGAAGCAAAGTTTGAAAGCGAAAGTGTCAGATTTCTTATGAGGCAGGCACAGGAAGGACGAAAATCTGAGAGATTTTTGGAGAAAAACATCAGCAAGAAGCTACTTGCAGACTTGAATGAAATAAAACTCAGTGTCGGTGGAGTTAGTAGGACTTTTGGTAATTGGCGACTGAATGATGAGCAGTATAAAGAATACAAAAAGAGAGTTGCAGCCAATATAAATAAGTTGTTCAAAGAAACAGAATCATTGTGGGACACAAAGAATGTCGAAGGTAAATACGAAATGATGACTACTTTATTGAGAAGTGCAAAATTGTTGGCTGGTCAAGAAATGAGGATAGGGGATATGGAATGAGTTATTTTCTACCTACAAAACAGCCAATGAATTTAGGCAACAGTTCAACAAAAGCCCATATTGTTAGCCCAAAAAGCGATATGTATGCTAAAAATTCCATATTGGCTCGTTTATATTTTACTTCTTTATTCTTTTCTTTAGCTAACTATATTGTATTTAAGGAGTTAAAAGAATATCTTGCTCCCATTGAAGCGCTATTATAACGATGATGGTAAATCTGTCAAGTAAAAAATGTTATGAACATAGGGGTATTGATACAAGTGTATAAAATACAAGACGATAGAGCGAAAGAAAATTGTTATCCACAAAAAGGAATAAAGTTATACACAAGGATTTCAGAGCTAAAAGGGACGATATATTTAATACATTGCCAAGGTAGTCATTATTACAAAATAGGGCTTACAACAGGTGATGTAAAAGCTCGTTTAAGTGGTATGCAAACTAATTGCCCTTATCCATTAAAGTTGATTATTTCGGCTGATAAGAAGGATTACGAACGAGTTGAAGCAAAATTGCACGAATGGTTAAGGGAATTTAATGTAAGTGGTGAATGGTTTATTTTATCTCCACAAATATTAGAAAAGGTAGTTTACAAAATAAAGTATGAATAGAAGAATCACAAAAGTTATCCACAATTTGAGATTGAGGATTAAAATAAAATAAATGCTAAGAAATAGCAGAATATGTTCGATTGAGCACATTAACGGCCTACTTGACCACGGCCTTTTGTTGGGTTTGCCTGGACAGGCCGCAGGCGGCGGTGCTGACGACCACGGACTCGGCACTAAAGATAGCCCGACCTTTGCAGGTCTAACTATCAATTCCGCTGATGCTTCCGACCAGATTCAGATTTATCACGATAATACAGATATGTATATAAGGCCAACTGATGGTTCTATTGTATTTCTGACAGACGAAGGAGATAATACTACTACCCTTGTAGATATAAAAGGAAAGGGGACAGGCAGAGGGAATATTATAATTCGTGATGAAAATGATGCTGAATTTTTAAGTCTTCGTACTGCAACTGGAAAAGGACTTATTTCAGTTCAAGGTTCTTCCCCTGTTTCTTTGAGGTTGCAACAAGAAGCCGATATTCCTGTCACTATATTTGAATCTGCCACAGAAGGCGAAACCCAAGAACTTCAAATTTATGGTTTTGGTACTGGTTTCGGCGGTATAGAATCACTTGATGTATCTGTGGAGCAATATGCCGCTAATACGGCGGAGTTTTTTGGCCTTGATGCTTATATGTTTCAAGGCAATATAATAACTCTTAATAATACCCATGAGGATACAGATGGTGGGCGTGAATCAAGACATGATTTCAAAGGACAACAATCAGGCGGAGAAGAAACTACCCTTGCAAGGTTAGAGGCAGCACACGATGGCTCTGCCGATGACGAAAAAGGTTATTTGGATTTATTTATAAACGATGGCAATGACGGTGATGCACCGACTCATATGGTGAGGGTTAATTCTGTTGGTGTTAGCATCAATACGGCGACTCCTGTAGTACCGCTAACAGTTAAAGCCAATGCAGTAGGTGCGCCTCCAATAAGGGCACACACAACAGGTGATGTCGTAAATGCTGATTTAGGTTCTTATGCTTTAGATAATGCGGCACTTCGCCTTTACAACGCTTCAGCAGACCTTAAAGTTTTATTATACTCCAATGGAGACAGTTATTTGAATGGCGGCAACCTGGATATTGGTGCAGGAGCCATATCGTCTGCAACGTTAACATTTTCCACAGTAGGCCCAACTGATAATTTGGATGTATCTGGAGTAAATACACTGTTTATAGATAACAGTTCTAACGCTGTAACTATCGGTGGATTAGCTGGTGGAGTTGACGGTCAAGTATTGTATATAGCATTGATAAATGCAGGGGCTAACAATGTAATATTGGAACACAACGAAACAGGTGCGACACAAAAAATATATCTTCACCGTGGGGCGGATGAAACATTAAACACAGAATACGGTGGTTGGATATTAGTATGTCATGGCGGTACGGACTGGCATGATTGCAGTCACGCAAGGCACGTATAAGAGAACAAATGAAAACATACGAAAAAATAGATGACAATACCGTGGAAGCGACAGAAACTTTTGACTTGCCGGAGCCGGTGGTAGTAGAGTATAATAAGGCAGAGCTTCAAACGGAGCTTGACCATATTCCAGACCGTAAAGCTGAGGCTCAAGAGCAATTTGATGCTATAATTGAAAGAGAAGAAGAGTTAAAAGATATGTTAAAGGTGTTTGACTAATGGCAAAGAAACCAAAAGCAACAGAAAACAAAGCGAAGAATGTCGAAACCAAAAGCAAGCGCAAGGACTTATGCGCCCGACTTGGCGAAGCGGTTATCAGGCGTGAGAAACTTACTCGACAATTAAATCAAGAGTCCGAATTGTGCAATCACTTGGCTACAGAAATAGAAAAATTTGGAGGTTAATATGTATGATTTAGCCAAATGGATAATCGTGGGAATAGCCATAGCAGGCTTGATTTTCAATTCAGGAATACTCTACAATGACGTGAAGCATTTGAAGAAGTCCGTAAATGATATATGGTCGGAAATCAACGAAATCAAAAACATTCTAATCGAAAGGAGCAAACAATGAAAACACTAATTATAATTGTACTTCTGCTCGTAGCAGGATGTATTCCTACCACACAGCAAGTCGAAACGCTCACGAATGACGTTGACAAATTGATGGTAGCTGTGGACAACTATCAAGAGAAATTTGCAGAGGAAGTTGACAGGGTACAGGCCGATATTGTCGTAGTCAACGAAGCCGTAAAGGAAAAGGCTGACGAAAGTGTTGTAGAGCAACTAACAGCAGCCAACGAAGCGTCCCGACCATTCAATCCCTACGCTCCGATGATAGATATTGCCTTGAAAATATTGGCTGGTACGGGTGTACTTTATGGCGCTCCCAAAATCATAAAGACGGTTAGGGAAAGAAACGAGCTTGCCAATAAATATTCAGCCGCCAAAGTAGGAATGGATAAATTCCGGAACGAGAATCCCGACAAAGCGGCGGAACTTTACAACGATGTGGGTGATGCTCGTAAAGCTAAAAAGATAGCGTGAATTTCTTACACATCTTTAGTTCCTTTCAAGAAGTCCGGCTGAATTTACGTTTGGCCGGATTTTTTTATGCTTGACTTTTGAGAAGATTTATGGTAGCTTAATAGAATGATTAAGCACGAAACCAAAAAAGAGGCAGCAGAACTACCTTGTCAAAACTGTGGAGAATTAGTTTGGGTAACTGTCCCCTTTTATGGTTGTGTGTTTTGTCCTGATTGTATGCAGGGCGAGAGCTACGAAAGTGCCGATGCGCCAGAATTTAAGCGAAGATTTTTTGTCTCATAAATGTTATAGTTTCTGACCAAACAAGTCTTTTGTTATCAACGATTTACAGCAATTGTGCCGAAAAAATGTCATAGAAAATGATAGGTCATGATAAGAATTTTAAGAAAATGGCCAGATTTTTCTTGATTTAACTTTAGGAATATGGTATTTTGTGTCGATAGTAAAGTAGTACAAGTTAATAGTACAGTGGAGTCAGCCGAAAAATGATACCACCCAAAAAACCAAATCAACGGCACATAACCGTCAGGGGGCGTATATCAACTTCTTCGGCTGACTCTGCGCCCTTCTGCCGGTTTATTCCACTCACACAAGGCAAGTTTGCAATTGTCGATGCTGAAGATTATCCTCGATTATCAAAATACAAATGGCGATCCGAAGAAGATACCTCATTGCCTATCGGTTTTGAGGCCAAAAATGAGAATGATACAAGAAAAATGGCAATAGCATTTCTTACAAATGGATGCCAGACGAAAGGGCTTTTGATTACACGCCCGAAATATGGCAAGGCATTGTGGATAATGACCTGCAATACAAGCCGACTAAGTAGCTCTCTTGACAACTAAATACAGAGACGGCGGCGTGGGCGGTAGAGCAGTATGGTAGCTCGCCAGCCCAGAAAGCTGGAGGTCGTGTAGAGTATGTATTTTCTATTCTGGTGGAATAGTGCATATTCGGGTTCAAATCCCACCCGCTCACGCTAACGGTAGGCTCTACTGAAAGGTATCCTGCCCGTCTCTGCATTTTAACAGTAATTGGAGAAAACAATGCGATTAACAAGAAAAAAAGCTATTGAATTGTGTATTGCTCTTTGGGAATGGCTGGCTGAGACGGGGAAGAAGAAAGAGGATTGGCCGGAATGGGAGAAATACAAAGATTGCAAAGGACTTAATGATGCTCATTGGTGCTGGCTTTGTCTTTACAATAATAGGAAGCAACGATTACCCCAATCGATTAGTGAATGTAATTATGCTTGTCCGTATTATACTGTATATGGCTTTTGTGCCAATATATATGCCAGAAATGATAAGCCGTTTCTGATGTGGGAAGATGCCAAAACCCCCCGCGCCCGCATGAAATACGCCGGACTATTTTTGGAACAGATAAAATCTTTGGAGAAAAAAAAAATGATGCGTTGGCTAACAATATCCCAAATCAAGCGTAGGTCAAAGACGGCCAAAGGCGCACTGGAAGTCTCTTACGAGCATTGGAATCAGCTTTATACGGCTACGGCTAAGGAATTGAGAGCGAAATACAAAAGAACAAAGGGTTATATTTTTCTTTCTACTCATTGTGGCTTATGTCACTATTACAAAAGAGTTTACGGCAACGATATGAAATGTAGCCATTGTGTCCTTGGGAAAACCACTATTTATAGATGTGGCTATGGCGGCGGCATAGATTTGTGGCGACACGTTATCGATGCTTTTGAAGATTGGAAAAAAGGAAGATGCAACTGGCGCGATTGGGAGCGAACCTGTAAGGACTTAAGAGACAAGCTGAAAGAATTACTTGAGCAAGGGACTTAGAGCGATGACAAACACAAAAGTAGCAATTGAGTTTGTGGAGAAAATAAAAAGTTTCGTCAAGATGTACGAAACAGAAATACCAAGACGGGCAGAGATTACCTTATTAGAGGAAGCTTGCGACCAACTCGAATCTAAAGAGCGACCACCGGCAGGGGAGTTTAGGCAAAAGGTTACTTGTGCAATATTGGATACTCGGTCAACAGAGGAACAGTGTAGTGTTGCATTAAAGTTATTGCACGAAGCTGAGGACATCATCGACCGTTTGGAATCCAGCCGGGAAGATTTGCTGGCTGTGTGCGAGGCTTTCGTGAAATGGAATAAAAAATATCCATCGACCACAATCTATGGCCACTCTGCGATTTTAAGAATTATCGACGAATTAGACAAAATTGCAGAGCAATCTAAAGCTGCCATCGCCAGAGAGAAAGAGGGATAGAGAATGACCAGAGAAGAATTACTAAATATGGGATTGCACGCCACAATAATTCTCCCGTGTAAGTCCCACGATGTAATTGTAAGGAGAGTATTTGGTGGTTGGATATATACTGAAAGTGCTTGGTGTAACGAAACAGACAATATGACTTCTGCTGCTATGTGTTTTGTTCCAGAAGAAATAAATGTCTATACAAAAGAGGCATAGGATAGATACGTTCTCTTACAAATAAATACGAGCACTTCAAGAGCCTGCTGTCCTCCTCCTTTAATCAGGGAAGCTAAACGATGATTTCTTGCTCTCACAAACGCGGCAGGTTCTTTTGGAATCATAAATCTAACAAGGAGATTAGCGGAGAAAAGAGAGGTAAGAAAATGAGCAGATTATTACGGAAAACAATCACAGGATGGGTGGACAGCAAGGCAAGGATGATGCAACTGTTGGAAGATGAAAAAGAGCTTGGCGCACGACTTGTCTATGCCAAAGCGGTGTGTTTCTGCGATAAGAAAATCGCACAGATTAAGAGCCGCAGGCGGGAGTTGGTGAAAAGACTGTTGGTAGCGTCTGTTTTGTCTTGGACTATGGCAAGCGCAGGCTGCAATGTGGCAAGGGAAAGTTGTCATCTGGTCGGTGCTGCCTGTCAAGACATCGGCTGGACGATGGAAAAGATTGGTGAAAATATCAACACTGAGGAAAAGTAATATTTGACAATCTCCAATAAAAGGTTACACTTATGGAATGGTACGCAGAACAACAAAGCACTTTAACACGGCCAGCCGAAGGCACTTCGGGCGGAAGCTCAATCTGCGTACCAGCTTCGGCTGGTTTTATTGGAGATAAAATGAAAACGAAAAAATGTAGTAAATGCAAAACAATCAAGCCAATATCTGAATTTAACATAGACAAACAAAATAAAGATGGGTTTCGAGGATATTGTAAATCTTGCAAGAAAATTTACGAAGGTGAATATCGACAAACTGAACATGGCAAAGCCATGAGAAAACATTATTTTCAAAGCAAGAAAGGCAAAATTGCAATAAAACGTCATCAGCAAAGCGAAAAAGGGAAAAATGCAAGGAAGCGGTACAAACGAAGTGAAAAAGGGAAAGCAACGGAAAAGCGTTACCTTGCCCGCAATCTCAATCGAATTAAGGCCAGGCATGTTATAAACAATGCTATCCGTGATGGCAAATTGGTTTCGCCCAAATTATTGCTTTGTCGTTACTGCCCAAAGCCAGCCAAAGAATACCATCATTATTTGGGATACGAGCCTGAATTTTGGTTTGCTGTTGCTCCCGTTTGTATAGATTGTCATAGGAATAGTGAAAGGAAAATAGCTTGAATTAAAAGGTGGCGGTGCGAATGGAAAGGAGGCCAGATATAACGCCGTGGAAAGGGATTATCAGCTTGTCGCTGACACCGCCGCCCCTTTTTGAAAGGAAAATGAATAATGAATATTGTTATAAATGATAAATTTGGCGGTTTTGGCTTAAGTTATAAAGGCGTAATGAAATACGCAGAGATAAAAGGCATAAAGCTCTACGCCTTTGTTGACGGAAGAAATGAAGCGGGTAATTTAGACTTCCACGCACCCAAAGTTTCCTACGATGGCACAGAAGATGTATTTGTTATCCATTACTCCAAAAAACCTCTCAGGGATGGTAAATACTACGAGGAAGATAGCTATTTCTCACCAAGTGATATTGAGCGTACTGACACTGCTTTAATTGAAACAATCAAACTACTCAAAGCAAAAGCAAATGGACATTGTGCTTCCCTTAAAATTATAGAGATACCTGACAATATAGATTGGCAAGTTGAAGAATATGACGGATTAGAGCATATCGCAGAAAAACATCAAACTTGGAACTAAGGCTCCCAATGAAGAAACCCAAACAGTCTAATGTCGAGAAGGCTTGCAAACGGTTAGCCGAGACTGGCAGCCGCAGAGACCTTCGGCGATTGAATAAAGCAAGGAGAAACAACAGATGAGTAGAGAGATAAAGTTTAGAGCGATGGCGCTGGATAAGCTATATGGTTTACCAAAATTTGGATTAGATGAAATAGGGAATTGGGACGAAAGTTGTGATGTATTTTACGTAAAAGCAACTCCTGACATTCCTTGTTTGATTTCTACTATTATGCAATACACCGGCCTCAAGGACAAGAACGGCAAAGAGATATATGAGGGGGATATAGTAAAGAATGAGGACGGTGGTTGGACTGGAGATTTGTATAGAATAGAGTGGTCTCTTGCAGGATTTAGCTGGTTCAAGTTTTACGACGCTCACCGAAAAAAATATATAGCTGATATTATTGACCAGAAGCACGCGCCGATATATTACGGGAACAGCTACGAAATCATCGGCGACATCCACACAACGCCAAAACTAATGGGGAAAGAAAATGACTGAACATCTATTCAAACTCAAGAAGGACGGGAAGACGGTAGGGTATCTGGAATTCAAGGATGGAAAGTTTGTCTATTCAAACGAAGATGGCTCTTATGTTAGTCCTTATTGTATTTCTATTTGGAACGGGAAAGTATTCTCTTTTCAATGCCCTGCTTATGGTAGTTCTTATTACGAACACGATGAATGCGAATATGATTCACTTCATCCTTTCGTAACCAAAGACAAGAACGGCAAGGATGTGTTTGCGGGGGATAAGGTGAAAGGCCACGGAGTTTGGGGTTCTACATCTGAAAGTAAGGTTGTTTTTTCTTATAAGTCAGGGGCAGAAGTTGAAATAGGTGATAATTGGGTTAATTTATCACGATTTAGGGATATTGAGCTAATCGAGGACAAAGAAAATGAAGAACTCAATACTTAGCATAGTATCGGGAATCCTGCTATTTGCGTTTGGATTCTGTACGGGCTTGGTAGCGATTCCGCCAAGAGAGCCAGAAGCCCCCAATAACACACGAGAAGGGGTGCTTGGCCAAACGGCTGAAATGTCGGCAGATATAGGCCAAAAGTCGGTACAGGGCGAATATGAAACGATTTTAATGAATTGCTCAGGATATTGTAAAAAATCCTGTTGTTGTGGGAAGTGGGCTGACGGATATACGGCAAGCGGTCATAAAATACAACTTGGCGATAAATTCGTAGCTGCTCCATCTAAATATCCGTTTGGGACAGTGATGGATGTTTCAGGTTACGGCGTTGTGCTGGTTCTGGACAGAGGCGGCGCAATCAAAGGCAACAAACTTGATTTGTATTTCCCGACACATCAGGCAGCTATAAATTTTGGTCGGCAGCAATTAAAAGTAAAAGTGAGGTTGCAATGAAACCACCCTTTGAATTACCAGTAGAGAAAAAACCTGATTTTGCGAACGAAGATTTATTTCGTGTCGAAAGTGCTAACGGCTTATTCCTTTCGTTTTCCCTCAAAGAAGATGAAGCCGATTACATCGTTACCGCAATAAACAGCCGCGAGAAATTAGTAGAAGCATTTCGGATATATGGTCAACACTTAAAAGGTTCAGGATGTCCTCTTTCTTATAAATATAACACAGCAGGATATAAATGTACTTGTGGTTTTGAGCAAGCCCTGAAAGAATCGGGAGAACCAAAATAATGACCCACAAAAAGCTAATAGCTGCAATGGACAAAACTCTTGAGGAACTGAATGACCTAACGGCCTGTGCAAAATCTGTTCGGCGGCATTTGAAGAAAAGAAAGCAGAGGAAACAATGAGCCAACGCATACGAGACAGATTAACCGACAGAGACACAATCGAATCCAGAATGGAGCGGTTCCGGCGTAGCCATCAACTCGGCTTTTACATAGACGAATTTACAACGATACCAGGCATAACGCCCGTTTATTACAAACGCCCGTCAGCCGATGAATTGAGACGGGACTTCTTAAAGAGGATGAGGGGATAAAAAATGAAAGGCGTTGCTATATCAAAAAATCATTTAACTGTGCCGATAATCGAAAGAGTTAAATGTCTATGGTGCGGTGGGAAAATCAGAGAGCGAATTATTGCCCTAAGAATCAAAGAATCATCGCACGATACACTAACCAGAGTTTACAAAACAGGTTATCACGAAGAATGTTGGGCAGAAGCTATAGAGGTACAAATATAATGCCAACTTACGATGAAATCTCAAATTTATCAGACGAAGACCAAGAGCAATTCCACCGCTACGTCCAGAAAAGTTTAATGCGACAATGGGCAAGGGCCAAAGAACAGATAGAAAAGGAGATAGACAATGAACAAAGAAGAAATCGAACAGGGATTAGTACGAGCCAGGGTTGCTGAAACAACAATTAAGAACAATATCATAAAGCTATTGGAACAACTCGTAGAGTCCGAAAAACCGAAACTTCGGCAGGGGGATTTTGGAGTAACTACGAGAGATAGCTGTGATAAATTTAATAAGTTTATAGTAATAAAAACTCCAAAAGGAGAACTTGAACCACAATATCAAGATGGCCTTACTGATGGAAGCAGCTATGCTAAGAAGCATTTTGAGGAATATATCATTTTCGGCAACATCTTCGGCCTTATGAAGAAGGACTTATGGTATTTTAAGTTTGATGTACACGAATACAAGATTAACACAAAAGAATTTCCACACGCACCCATTCATATAGCAGGCAATTGGCATACATTAGCCGAAGCCGAAGAAATCTGGCGCAAGCTCGGCCAGATGATTATGACCCTCAAACGAAAGGAGAACAAATGAATGAATTAGCAGTATTTGATGAAGTAGCGGCAACAATCGCCGAATACAAAGTCGAAAATGATAAATTAGTCTTTAATTATGCAGATAAAGAAGGCTCAAAGCAGGCAAGGAGTCATATATCTAAGCTCCGCAAAGTCAAAGGCAAAATCAGCGAAGTCCACAAAGAGGCTAAAGCTGAGGCATTAGCATTTGGCAGAAAGTTAGATGCTAAAAAGAATGAATATACAGGCGAAGTTGATAAAATGATTAAAGTTCATAAAGAACCGCTCGATGTTATTGAGGCCGAAGTAGTCGCAAAATCTATGGCGGTGCTTAGGGCAAAAGAAGAAGCTGAAGCTATGAAAATAGCTGAAATTGAGGCCAGAGAGCGTGCGATTATATTAGCCGAAGAAAAGATAGCCAGAGAGAAAGACGAGGCCAAAGAAAAAGCGCGGTTGGAAGCGGCTGAAGCAGCCGACCGCATTATAAAAGAGCAACAGGAAAAGCTTAAGCAAGTTGAGGAAGAAAAACGCATCGCAGATGAAAAAGTCGAAAAAGCCAGAATCGAAGCCGAGGAAAAGGCTAAGGCTGAAGCTGAGGCTGAGGAAGAAAGATTAGCAGATATAGCCGCCGAAGAAGCAATAGAGACGCAGCGAAAAGCAAATAAAAAACATCGGAAGTCTATAGAGGACGACATATACACTGCGCTGCTTCATTTTGTTGATGTCGGCCCGTGTGCTTCGGCAATCGTTGCCCACATGAAAGCAGGGGAAATTCCACACATTACTATCAATTATTAGAAAGGATAATCAATGATAGTTCAAGTTACACAATTTATGAGACCTAATGGCCGACAAGTCCAACACGAATTAAAAGTTGATGATAAGTGCAAAGAAAAATATCAAGAGATTGTTGGGTGTGATGCAAGATTAACAGGTGAGCAATTAATGTCGGGGGTAGTTTCACAAACAATCGAAACAGTTAATGGGGATTTCGACCTTGTACTTACAAACGGTTCAGATTTGGCTGAGAACAAAAGAGCCTTAGAAAAAATGGTTTTAGATTTTGATAAGGATAAATTTGAAGAGTGGAATAAACAATTTAATTGAAAGGAGAAAACATGAATTTTCAACAAGTAAAAAGTGCTAACGGCCAAAACGTAACGATGTTTGGCACATTCGATGAGATAGGTGGTGTATCTCTAAATCAAAATCAAAAGCAGGTCTGCAAGTGCCAGATAACGGATGATAATGGAGAAAAGCATCTCATTCGGATTTACAATCAAAATATGCCAACGCCACAATTACTCAATATGAGACAGCAGTTTACTTTATCATCCTATCAAGGCCAGACCCAGAAAGGCCAGCCATATACGGGCTATTCAGGCTTTTGGGATGATAGGGCGCAGGTCAGTCAAATACCAAGCAATGCACCACCAGCCCCTTACAACGCCCCTCAGACCCCGCCACAACCACCGCAAGCCCCCCAACCGCCCGCTCAGACGACGAACGCCCCTAATAACGTCCAGATGCGTATGCCAGATACCTATGCTTATCCCGTAACGCCAGAAACTGCTGATAGAATGGCAAGGGCGGTGGTTATAGAGGCGATGTTACGAAGTGGCCGAAAACCCTTACTCAGTTACGTTACAGAGCTTGTCGATTATATACGAACCGGCATAGATGTTGCAAATATTCCTGACCCAGACGAAGAAATAACGGTATGTCCACATTGCAAAAAACCGTATCCAGATTGTAGTTGTAAGCCAGCCTTTTAAGGGAAAAACAATAGCCGATAAACCAGAAATACAAATAAGAGAAATAATCAAAAAGCTCGTAAAAGAGATAGGTGATTTTCGCCGTGAGATTGAGATTAAGGGCAAGGCTAAGGCTAAAGCTATGAAAATGTATGATAAGAATTTAGCGATTGCGCTTGCTACTCTTGGCCACGCTGAGAATTATGAGCTTGCTGGAAAAACGTACAAACAACCCCCAATAACTATAAGGAAAGCCATAGCTAAGGGTATGTGCGCTGATTTTCTAGAAGAAAAAGAAATAGCTGATAGTGATTATAAAGCTTGTATCAGCAACCTTGAAGCGTTGAAGGCGCAATTGAACGGGTATCAGAGTATCTATAAACATTTGGACTCAGTTTGAAAGGAAAAACCTTATGAAAAATGTACGAGTGAAAGTAGGATTAAATTGTATTGGCGATTACCACGTAGGAATTTTCGAGGGTAGAAAACGTCTTATGTACGGAGACAAATCGTGGAGCACCAAACAAGCTGCCGTCCGCAATGCCAAAGCAATGGCCAAGCGTATCGGCATAAAGTACGACCCTGAAATTGTGAAACAACACGGATGTTGACAAGTGAATAAAGCTGGCGGTGGCGTGGTAGCCTTAAGCCGTAGAGTAGAAATGTAAACTACAAGTCGGTAAGCAGAACCAACTGCCCGCCAGCCACAATACTACTTCTTAGGGCAGGGGCGGATGAGACTGACTCGTGCCTCTGCCTCTTATTTAAGGAAGGTCAAGGATGGCAAAAACGGAACGTCAAAAGATAGTAGCTAAACTCGACAAGACAACTGCACAGGTAATCAAGCTACGAGATGATTATACTTGTCAACGATGTAGCGGTAAGCCAAAGCCACAGGGTTGCCACTGGGCGCACATATATAGCCGCACAAGCCACAAAATGCGTTGGGACTTACTAAATAGCCTTGTTTTGTGTAATGGTTGTCATAGGTTTTGGCACGCTAATCCTATTGACGCCGAAAACTGGTTTAGAGATAAGTTTCCTGTCAGGTATGGCTATTTGCAATTGGTACGCCGACAACCAACAAAACATATCCCATTACCTGTATTGTCAGAATGGCTTGAAGTGCTGAAACGTAAACTCGTAGAATTGAAAGAATGATGCAAGAAAATACTCGTAATAGATGTGGAAATTGTTGCATAGACGTTGGTCGGACATTCTGGAAGAACGGTAATTATTCAGTTTTTCCAGAACTTAATGCGATAGCCAATAATGATGACCACGAAGATAACGGCTTACCTTGTGAGATGTTAAGCTATGACGATAAGGGAAAAGCTGTGTGTGGAATCCACGAAATATATGGCTACGAAGCAAAACCACGAGTCTGTAAAGAACACGAAGGCGACGAGCGATGCAAGTAAATACCATCATACAAGGCGACTGCTTAAAGGTTATGAAAGACTGGCTGGATAACTGTGTGGATTTGGTGTTGACTGACCCGCCGTATGGAGTAGGTGTGGATTATGATATTTACGATGACACAGAGCAAAATTGGTTTGATATGTTTATGGATGCTGTGCCGGAAATGAATCGAGTTGGGCGTATGACTATAATGCCATCCTGTCAAATTAACCGTCTATCTTGGATATATAAAGCATTGCCACCGGACTGGCTTGTTTGTTGGCATAAAGGCAGTACGGGATGCTCGGGCTACATCGGCTTTAATGATTGGGAGCCCCTTCTTGTATATGGCAGGAATAAAAACCAACTATATATGCACGACTTTTTTCAATGTACACCAACCGATTTCAGCAATGGGCATCCCTGTCCAAAGCCTGTCCATTGGGCATTATGGCTAATTGAGCGAGCATCAGACCCCAATGACATCATTCTCGACCCCTTCTGTGGCTCTGGTACAACTTGCGTAGCAGCCAAGATGTTAGGCAGGCGTTACATCGGCATAGACATATCCGAGAAATACTGTGAGATAGCCCGCCAGAGGCTTGAGGCTGTCGATACCGGTGTTCCCGTAAAAGAACAGAAACAAGGTCAACAACCGTTATTTCCAATGGAGTCCCCAAAATGAGTGAAGAATTTAAGGCGTTGGAAGAGGAAAACAAAAAGTTGCGGAAGGCTTGCCAAAATATAAGAACATATCTTGAAATAGAAATAAAAGGCAAACTTGCCTATATTGAACTAATGGAAAAAGTTTCCGATACAGATGAATTTTACGATGCCGCCAAGACAAATATAATGGCAACAGAAAAAGAGTTGATTGATTATAACTGGATATTCAACCAAGTAAAGCAAGTCTTGTTATGTAAAGAAATAAAGAAAGGATAAGAGAAAATGGATAAAAAATATATAGGGTGGGGTATGACAACATTAAGAGGTAGCCAGAAACAAATCACTATAATACTTGCCAAGTCCAGAAAAGCGGCCTGTGAGATATTTGAAGGATTAGGGATGCCGGTTATTTCAAAAAAACATATCCATAAGGTGTGTCTTGTTAAGTACCCTGGCACAGAAGATATTAAAAAACTAAAGACAGCCAGTTGGGACAAAATTAAGCAAATTGACTGACAAATGACATTCCAACCCCCGACAATCGAAGAAGTAAGATGACCTATACAGCCGAATTTGAGACATTCTGGAAATTATATCCTAAACGCTGGAATCGCTCGTCTCACAAGTATTATAAGGTTGGTAAATGGGAAGCATTTCAAGTATGGAAAAGGTTAAGCCAAAAGGACAGGAACGATATTCTAATTAAGGTCAAATATATGAGAGATGGGGAATTTATCCTTGATGCTCACAGGTGGTTGAAGAAAAAGCGTTTTGATGATATAGAAATACCGAAGCCTAAGTCAAAACCAGTGGAAGTCCCAAAAGCAACAGAGTCCCCCGAAACAATAGCGGCACGACACGAAAAAGGGCGATTATGGAAAGCTAAATATGAAAAGCGCAAGAAAAAACTGTTTGAGATGCCAGTCGTTCCAGAAAAAGATTTTAACGACAAAGGTAAATGATTATGGAAACTAAGGCGGAAAAGATAGTTAAATTATCAGGTATAATCACCCATAAAGCTGAACGAATCAAAACGCTCAAAATTGAGTGTGGCCAACAAACAATTAAGATATGTGTATTGAATGAGCGAATCAAAGAACTTGAGGCTGAGAGGACAAGGTATAGAAACTGCTTAGAGTTTCTTGTAGTATCTAAAGCTAATGACAGAGTAAAAATGGAATGTATCAAGCGAGCCCTGAAAGGATAAATAATATGCCTTCAAAAATCGAATGGTGCCAGAAAACATGGGATTATCCCAAAATAATTATTGATAGATTTTGGAGTTACGTCAGCAATACAAATTCAGGGTGTTGGCGATGGTGTGGTGGTACTTTTGGGAATGGTTATGGACAATTTCGTTGGGGCCATAGAAAAGTTAAAGCCCATAGAGTTTCTTATTCATTATTTTATGGGCCTATACCAGATGGTAAAATAATATGTCATCACTGCGATAATAAGCTCTGTGTTAATCCGAACCATTTATTTCTTGGAACACACAAAGACAACACAGAGGATAGAGAAATGAAAGGTCGTCACCCACACATACAAACCGCAGATTTATCTGGAACGAAGAATCCTGCTGCCAAAATCAACCCTTTAATTGTTAGAACGATACGAAGATATAGATATAAGGGACATACTTATCAAGACCTTATTGATGGAGTAAAATTTGCTTTCAATATAACTATATCAAAAAGCCAAATAGCAAACATAATACACAAAAGGAGTTGGCCTCATGTCAAGTAATAGTAAAATTGAATGGACGGATGCTACTTGGAATGTAACAGCCGGATGCACGAAGTGTTCGCCTGGGTGCCTGAATTGCTACGCTGAGAGGATGGCAAAGCGACAAGTTGCTATGGGTTGCGCCCGGGGTGGGGACAATACAGCTACTTGGATAGCTTATAGTGATGCAATCAATCCCGATACTGGTAAATGGAGTGGTAAGATAGCCCTGCGAGACGACCAGCTTGGTAAACCTCTCCATTGGAAGGAACCCCGCCGAATCTTCGTATGCTCGATGAGCGATTTGTTTCATCCGAAAATACCGTTTGAGTTTATTGATAAAATACACGCTGCGATGATTGTGGCAGTTCGGCACAGCCACTATCACACATACCTGATATTAACGAAACGCATTAAGCGGATGTTGAAATATTACTCATCGAACAGGCGTCCACAATTATATAAGATTCTGGAAAAAGACTACGATATGATAACAGGTTTTTTTGGCATAAATTGGCCTTTTCCTAATATCCATCTCGGCGTATCCATATCAAACCCTGATGAGATGTGGAAAGCAGAAGTGCTTTCGAGAATCCCCGCTGCGGTAAGGTGGATTTCATTCGAGCCGTTATTGGCAGATGTTGGCGAAATACCCCTGATTTCGTGCCGTGAAGATGATAATAATTTAGAAGAGTTTGGCCAACATATTGATTGGGTAGTAGTCGGCGGAGAGTCTGGCCCGGGCGCACGGTATTGTCCTATCGAGAACATCAGGGGGATAGTCGAGCAATGCAAGGCAGCTAATATTCCTGTATTTGTTAAGCAAATACACTTGTGGCAAATACAAGGTAGTGGCGGTTGGTTGTTTGAGACAGAAAAAGAAGCTTTGGAAAGCGATATAAGAAGCCATTTAGAATTTAATAACAAAATAGCAGGTAAGAAGAATAAGTTGACACCAAAGCGCGTTCTAATTAAAGACATAAAACAATTTCCAAAAGATTTGAGGATTCAGCAATATCCCGAAAGGATATAAATTGAGGAGATACATACCGTCAAAGGGTCAAAGGGTCAAAGGTTCACTTGTTTCCGCAAAAGAGACAATGTTAAGGCTTTCAACGGCTTGGTCTTTCAGTGTGAGGGCAACGGCAGTGCCAACAGGGTAAACGCTATTGACGTTGGCGATGATGACGCTCCGTGCATGTGGGAGATTTCCAAAAGCGACTTCGTCTTTAAGTTCGCACCTGAATCTTAGCAAGGATAATTCTGGCTGGCTGTGCTGTTAAGCTATCTATTTTGTAATCAACGCCTTCATTTATTCCGTCAATTATATTGACCAATTCCTCTAATGTACTTTTCAATTCCTCCACAAGCCCATCCTTTTCGAACGCATTCCACCGCCGGACAAGCTTTTTGGCGTTGGCTCTGTCAGTTTCAGTCAATTCGTCATTATCATTGATAATTTGTGCAACAACAATATATAACCCTCTTTTTACAGAAGCTATATCAATAGCATTGAGTGAGCATTCATTCATTTCTAATTTTCCTGTGCATTCCATAACATTCTCCTTATTTATTAGCTTCTCTTCTTGCTATGCTTGCGTAAGCTGCGTAACGATTAGCCGTTCTTGCGGCGAGGCTTGCTAATTCAGCAACTTCATCTGCAAGGCCATCCCAATCAGAAGATTCCAATTGGCCAATATCATATACAAGTGCTGTGCCTAATTCAGTGCTTACGGCTATTACTTTTTCTTCAAATTCTTCAATAGTCATAACATTCTTCTTATTATAGCCCTCAGTTTACGTTTTAAGGCCGTCAGCAGGCCGTTGGGTGGACGAAGTTAGTCACAAATAAGCCAATCTGCCTCTTCGTATTCTTCTACGATTTTACTTATATGCCGATACGTTTCTTTGTGTAGTTGGGCATTATAGATTTCTTCATCGGATTTTTGATAACATACAAAACATTTTCTATCGTTATCCCAAGTAATTTCTTCAATTACAATGTCATCTGTTTTGCCGTTCTTGGTTTTGTGATTTATCGTTAGTCCGACAAAAGGGGTAAAAGGTAAATCGAACACCTTAAAAACCCATATATCCTCTGACGAGGTCGCACTAAAACTGCCGTGAATTTGTGTTTTTACAATAACTTTCATTTTTCTCTATTCCTTTCTGCCAAGCGAGGCGGTTAGATATTACTTATTCAGTTAGATAGACTGCGCTTGTATTCTTTTGTTTTTTTGCATCGCTTACAAGTTACTTTTCGCTTATTGTAAGTTATTGGCTTAGGGTCTAAGGGATGGTTTGCCCAAAAGCCACAAGCTGTATAATTATGTGGACTACCGTAATGTACTTTCTTTTTCATTTTATCTCCTTTTTATCTTATTAGCCTAAAAACGCCAATGTCACTTGCTCCGTAAGGCTCTAAAAAATTATTTGAGGGGCAAAGTACCCTCGTTTCTTATTTGGGCGAAGCGGCTTTTTTCTTCTCATAGTATTTGACTTTTGTTCGATACTTTTTGACGAGATTCTTGGCTCGGTTAAGTTTCTTAGTCCATTCGTCAAGTTTCTTTTGGGCGCGTCTTGCTCTGATTTCTATGATGCTTGGTTTGGGTTTTCCAATTTTAGATTTCTTTAATGGAGTAGATTCATTAGGTAGCCAAGAAACATCAATCGAAGATACGCTGGCCATATCCTTATGTCTCAATCCGAGATTGTGTCCGACCTCATGAATATAAACTTGAGCAACTGAATGGGCATTGGCACTGTCCATCCCCCGGTTGTACGATGGTAGATACATATTGACATACCGAGAACGAATCCATGCCCGACCAGATACGCCGCCGCCCTTTTTGTTTAGAATTTCTACTTTCCGATACTTATGATTCGTTCCTTCATGCTTTTCGCAAGCGATAAACAACTGGCGAAGATATTGGGTGTCATAATCTGTTTTGTTGGTAATTTTCATCTTTTATTCCTTCCACGTTCAAGCCCGCACAGAGGTTAGGTTGGGCTTAAGGCTTTATAGATATTTCCAGTATTCTCTTACCTGTTCTCTTGGGACAACTCCGATGATAAATTTCCTATCCACAATACTTCTTAAATCGTCTCTTTTTATAGTTACTTCAACATCACAATCGCACATCCAATGAGCCTTTAGGGTTGTAACAAAACCCCGTCGTTTTTTCCTTGAATCTTCTTCTTTGAATGTCACTAAATCTCCAATTCTTAATCTCATTTTTCTAATCTCCTAAAATAAAGCCCGCCGAGGCGACAAAGGCAAATTTGCGGGGTGAAATACCTCAGTGCCTTTGTCTTTTTGTTGTTTAGTTATTCTTCAAATCTTTTGCAAGCTGCTATAAACTCACTGCGGTCGAAACGTGGATTATCATCAGTAAAATATTGAGCAAGTTTGCATTCGATTGTCTGGACAGCGTGCCACCATTTACATCGACCATCTTCGTCCATTGCCTTTCGAGTGTCTCTGATAATTTCTGCGATTGCTTTGTGGTGTTCTTTTGTAATCATTGCCTTCGCCTTTCAGTAATTTAATTTGCCTTTGTTAGTCTTCTTTTTGTATTGCTTTGAGAAACTTTGGTATTTCAGAAACAGGTAAAGAAAAGCTCCAATGATAATTTCGTTTACCTCGTTCTTGCTCTATTTCAAATTGCAAGGCAGATTCAGGGTTCTTTGTGCTTACATTGCGACAGAAGATACCCGTTCTCTCTTTAGCATAATTCGTATAGCTGAATTTATAAGCCATTTTCACACCTCAAAAAAGCCCAACCATCCCTTACAATTACTGACCAAAGGAATTGACAAAAAGATGGCTGGGCGATTGTTTTAATTTGATTGTTATGGTCAGTAATCATAATCTTATTTTCGACCGTATTGTACCAGTTACTTTAATTTTTGTCAAGGGGTAGTGACATATTTTATTTGAGCAAAGCGCCGTAAGTCTATATGTAATAAAAAGATATAATTTTCAGACTTTTTTATTTTTCTCTATTGACATTCTGTAAAAAGTATGATTTAATATTATTTACAATGCTCGGCCATAGCAGTCGAGTGAATGATTTAGCCTGATGCGAACACGGGCAAACAGAGGCTCGTAGCAAAGGCTTAATGGTGCTTGTTGGAGTTGCAACCGGTAACAAGATTGACGATGGGCTTCGCGAGCTTGTAGCGTAATGCTGTTATCGCTGGCAGCACTAAATATTAAATCTATCATATTTGCTTCCGTGAGTATGATTTAGATTACTCTTAGCCTGGACAGTTTACTTAACGGTTTTCGCCCCAGGCTTTGAAAACGAACATATTTGCAGTTGACGGAGCGGTGATGATGCAGGGACGCAAATATGATAAATATATCGCAGAGTAGAGTAATGGTAACTTGCCTGCCTCATAAGCAGGAGATTACAGGTTCGACTCCTGTCTCTGCTATTACGAACAAGGTCAGCACCACTCTTTTTTGCAAAGGTTGTTGTGCTGGCCTTTGTTTTTTTATAGACAACGTAGAGCGAAAAAGAG